TGGTGAAGTCTGAATCGCAAAAGGATTGGCACTCGGCCAGTTGTTCACGCACACGGGTGGCGATGGGGGTGTGGTAGTCTTTAAAGTTCTGCACGTAGACGGGTGAGAAGCGTACGTTTTCCACGCCGATATCTTTGAGCCGCTTTGCAAAAGGGACTAGCCCATCGTAGTTGTAGTTTGTAATTATGAAATTTACACCCAGATCACAGGACTGGGTTTTGGTGGTGGCGAATTGCTCGAGGTTAGTGATGACGCCGTCGAACCAAGACTCTGGCACGTTGCGACTAGCGACCATCTGTTCGGAGCTGGTGTAGTCCATTGATACCCTCACCCACTTTGCTTGGCCTAATAACTCCGCCCGCAGGCCGGACATGCTCTGGCCGTTTGTAATCATTGACAGATCCAGACCGGCCTCAATGGCACGGCCCATGATGACGGAGATATCGCGGTGCAGTAGAGGTTCGCCACCGCCCGAGAAGGTGACGGCCTTGGTACCGATGGCGCCGAGATCGTCCATGAGCTGAAGGGCTTTTTCTTTAGGCATAGTATCCCGCTCGTTCATGGCGGTGTGCATGCCTGATTGAAGGTGCAGATCTGGCCGGTCCTTCTTGCGGGTGGAGCCGTCTGAGTAGGTGCAGAAACGGCAGGCGTGCTGGCAGATGTTGATGGGTTTTACCCGCACGTAAATTGGGGCGGTGATAATATCGTCGCGAAAGCTGGCGATCTTTTCTGGGAACGAAAAGATTTTGAGATCGCTGTACTTGTTTTGCTTCACAGCAGATCCTTCATTTCGACGAGCATGGTGGAGCGCCCCAGGCTCAAGGCATCCAGCGCATCCTGGTAGGCGGGCACGATCTCCTCTGGGCTAGTTAGCTTTAAAACGGGAAAATTGACCATGGCCCGCACGGAGTCGGTAAAGTCTTGGACGTGGGTGGGGCCGGTGTAGAGCGGTTTTGTTTTATTACCGACGACAACGCGCAGGATGGCGGCTGGGGTAAACTCACCGCAGGAGATATCACGGGCGGCGCTGAGGTGGTTAACGATCGCGTCCAGTGCGTTTAGAATAAAATCCATACGCTCAATAAAAACGATGGGCTTAAGGCCAGCTAGGCTCATCCCGGTAGCAAGACCGACCATAAGATTCTCGGCCACGGGAGTTTCAACCAACTGGCAATCCGGCACAGCGCTGAGGGTGCCCGCGGCCCTGCCGCCAATCTTCACACCGTACCCGATGAACCGGGTGGCAGTATCGGCAGCCAGTAAGTTCATCGCGGCCGTAAGCTGGCCTTTGTAGCTCATAGGATTCCTAGTTCCTCGAGCACGGAAATGGCGTGATGCGGACTGCGGGCAACCCGGCCGCGTGGGGTAAGGACGACGTTCTCCACGTCGGCACACATGATGTGCGTGGCAAGGCGGTTGTGTACATTAAAGCAGGGCCAACTGGGGCCGGTGGAGCTGCCGACGATGAGCTGGGCGGTGGTAGAGGCGGCGCCGATCCAGCTCACGTCGTGCGGTTGGGAGCAGGCACAGATCCCCGCAGGGGCGGTGGATAGTACGCGCATCCCCTTTACTTGCAGGGTGCGGATAAGATCGACAAATCCCTGAGCCGAGAAGTTTTGAAACTGGCCAGAAAGCGGTGGTGAATTAATAACGATGGCATCAAAGTTTTCCACGTTTTCTGTGAGGGCCGGATAATCAAAGAGAAGATCGTCCACGGTGGTGATCGGATTTTTTACCCCCATCCTGCTAGAAAGTTCCGCAAACCAATCGAGATGGAACTGGGCAAAGTTTAATTTATCGGGGTGACGTTCCCAGTGGCCGCCTGCATTGCGCCAAGAATCGATGCTACCGACGGGCGCTTCACTGATGGGGCGCAGTAAAATACGTTCTGTGCGGAGTGGATCTAGCTCCTCTACTTTGCAAAAGCCCGGATTGTAGTAGTGGGTGATCTCTAGTTCTGGATTCGCCAGGCTAAGACGGCGGAGGAAGTTTAACTGGACAAGATTATCCCCAAGACGCAGGCCGTTGTGGGTGTGGATCACGGGTTCCTCTCCTTAAATATCTTTTCGCCCAGGACGTAGTTTTCCTGTGCGTTATGCTTTTTAAATTCCGCGTCCTGCACAGCACCCGTGAAGAGAGGATTATTGTGGGTGAAGACTACGTCCTTAGCCTGGACGATGACGCCGTCTTTGATTGCCCGGTGGCTAAATTCGTTATCACTAAAGATGCCCGAGCAGGCGTCGTATTCTTGCGCAAAAAGTGAGCTCTGCTCTTTAAAGCGAGCTTTTGTTAAAATGGCCATACAAAGGAGTTCGTCGGTGCGGTGCCCGTCGGAGATCGCCAAGACTTTGGGCTTACTGAGGTCGCCCAGGCGTTCGGTAATGATGGTGTCCCAGTAGAGGGGTGGGTCCCAATCGTCGCTAGCTTGGATAAGGATCTCGCCCTGGGCAACGGCGGCCGCCCTGTTCCAAGCGGCTACGCAGTTGCCATCGCCCATGACGGGGTTCCACGGTTTGAGGACGGCGGCCGTAGGATCGTTATTATCGCAAGCAAAAAGCCACTCTATGTTCTGTGGGTTAGATGCTTTTTTCATCCAGAGGACGCGGGCGTTGATGGCCTCCTGAGGACGGCCGCGGGTGGCGTGAAGGATGGAAATTTTAACGGGGCACTGCTTACGCCAGGAGGTTGTGATCTTCTCCACTTCGGCCATGTCGCCGGTCATGCGGGCGGCGCAGATATAAAGGTCGATACACTCGAAGTCGTAGATGGAGCGCTGGCAGTTCCAAATCGAGATGCCGGGATCGGGCTGGACCATAGCCGCCTTCAGCATGTAGTACACGGCGCCCCACCTGCCCACGGATGCTTCCTCGCGGGCGATGTAGTAAAGCGCCTCTCTCCGGCCGGGCTGTAGCTGATGCGCCTCGCCGTAAAGTTTCATGCGGGTATCACGATCGGGGTGGGCGGCCGCATAGTTGCACATGGCCTCGTACTGCAGGGTGGGTTCCTGCTTGGGCCAGTAGGCGGCGACGCGGGACCAGACGCCGCTCTCGTTGCGCTTGTTACCTAAGAATAGTTCCTGCTGGTAGTAGTAGGCGTACTTCCCGGCTTGGCCGAGCTCACCGCCTAGGATGCGGAGGTTACGATCTGCGCTGTTGGGCTTGTACCCGCCGCAGTGGTGTTCGCACCAGACGTTCTGCTCTCCTACGGATTTCAGCCCAGCGATAGGGAGAAGTGCTTCATGGACGGCGTAGTGCCAGGTGCCGGACCAGCCGCCACCCGGCAATCTTCGGACCATCCGTTCCCTAACTGGGTTTAATTTGGCGTTTAAAACCGAATATACGCCTGCGTAGATCCCGAGGGCTGAATCTTTTTCAAACGCTTCCACGGCCCTTGTGAAGCATTTATCGAGGTCTGTGGCGGGTAGATCGTCGCAATCGAACCAGACGGCGTAGTCGCCGGTACACGCATTCAATGCGCAGTTACGCGCATGGGCGAAGTTATCGACGTGGGGCCAATCCGCGCCGGTGGCTGAGTTGTGGTAGGTGATGACGGTGGCGCCTGCTTTCTCGGCAATCTCGCGGGTGCCGTCGTCTGGCCGGTTACCCTGGGCGAGTGCCACGATTATCTCGGTACAAAAAGGACGAAAAGCAGCCAAGGCACGACCTATAAATTGAGACTCATGGCCTGCGATAAAGTACACTGATATTTTAGGAGGATTTCGGGGTGCCATAACTAGGGCTTACTTTTCTCTGAGGCCGAGGAGGTAGGAACCAGTGGAGGTGTCGACTGAGACGATGCGGTAGGAAACCGAATTGGCTACCAGAACAGACCCGATAGTGGGGGCGGTGGCTAGTAAGGAGACGTCGATGGTGAAGGTGCTATTCAGATCCAGATCGTATCCGCCTAGCTCAACGTTCTCTTTGCGGGTGATGGTAGAAAGGATGCCGGTGACGGCGGTGGAACCGATGGTGACGGTGGTGCCTGTTAGACCTTGCAAAACTGCAAACGATTCTTTCAGGGCTTCGTTAAATTCAGACATTGAATGAGGATTTCTTTAGGTGGAAGGGGCGGTGATCCGAGTGGACCACCGCCCGTTCCGAGTGACTTAGGCTCCGTTGATACGTACGAGACTGTTGGGCTCCCCAGCTTTCACGCCGTAGATCAAGGCGTAGGTGCGTTGGAGGGTGCCGAGGGTGATGTTATAGCTCTCACGAACCATAACGCTCAGACCTGTGCGGGGTTCCGTCACGATCGATATGTCTCCGGGGATGGGGACTCCCGTAGGGACTTCAGGGACGCGGGCCGCGATGAGCAGCGATTCCTGTTGCGCGAAAAAACCGCCTAAAGTAATTCCGTTGCTAGGAATGGCGCTGTACTGGTTCACATCAAACCCAGCAACTTTGCCAATCCCACCAGCGCGAACGATGTCCCCAGTGATCTGAGGATTCGCCACGACCGTGGTATCATTCATCAGCGCACCGTAGTACAAGGGCGCCAACACGCAGTAGCGACCATTGACGGGCGCGTTGTTCGTGTTGAGCGTTGCACCTGCAGAAACCACCGAGCGATAATTAAACGCGGTGGAAGCAACTGTGAGGGCGGAGGTGAAGGTGGCCGAGGTGACGAGGGTGAGCAAATCGCCCACCATCTGCAACCCAATCGCATGAGCGGCCGCACCTGCGAAACGCTCGATCAAATTCACGTTCGAGCTGGTACGTTCCTGATCGTCCACCGAGTAAGAAACGTGCTTGAACTTATCCAACGTGATCGACACGTCGGTTTGTGTGACAGCAGAGGCCGCGTAGCCGGTGCTCTGGCTGTAGTTTTGAGCCGTTAGCGCACTGAGGCGTGACGTGAAGACAGAGGCGCCGAACTTGGCTGCCTCGTCCGAAAAATCAGTTACTCCTGAGCGGAGGAAGCTGTAATCGGCGACGAGGATTTCTAACGCCCTCTGCGCGATTACGTTTGCATTCGTTGTTCCGAGTGTATTGGCCATGGTGGTTTGTTCCTTTTTTCTTTAGGTCTTAGAGACCTAACTTGCGGAGAAGTTTGACTCGTTTTGAGCCGTCTTTCTCCTGGTTGAATTGGTTTAGGATCTCACCGCGGCCGACGGGCTGGGCGGATTCAGCTGGGATCGGTTCGGCACCGGCCGAGTCGGTCTTCGCTTTTTCTAGAGTGATGACGTTTTTTTGATCGATGACGGCGGCCATGTCGTAGCCTTCTTTTTTATTCATATCCATGGCGGGCTCTTCGCTCACGTCCGAGGCAACATCTGCTTTCATCAAGGCGAGCACTTCGGTGAGCATGGCGGCGATATCCACCAGGGTGGGCTCGGCGGCTTTGGTTTCGACGGGTGCGTCAGGCGTGGCGGCGGGCACTTCTGCCAAGGCGGCGACGACGGGCGCGACTTCGGGGGTGGAGATGATTTCGACCACGGGGGCCGCTTCAATTTTTTCGACTACTGGTGTTTCGATCATTTGTAGATTTTTGATGTCAACTGGGGTGAAGGCAGAAAACATCCCGGCGGGGTTGGCGGCGGGGGCAGAAACGACCGAGATATCATAGATCTCACTTACACGGGCGTACCGATTGCCACCCACTTCGTCGGGTACGCCGCTGAACGTGAGGGACAGGCCAAAGCCTTCGGGCAGTTCCTTAGCGAGCTGCTGGACGAACTGGGCTTGGGTAGTGCTGAAGAGGGTGAGATCGCCCATGAGCCGATCGCCTTTGATGACAAAGCCGTCGATGTAGCCGAGGATGCCGTCCACCTGAGCGCCGTGGCCCATGGTCACCTTTATCCGCTTCATCGTTTGCGCTACGTCGAGCGCTTGTTCGAGGGAGGTTTGGTCGATGAGTAGGTCGTGGCCTTTAGCCTCGCCTACGGTGAGAATGGAAACGGACGGGAGTTTGTTGGCCATACTCGGCCAACGGATGTCAAATTAGTTTCGGGTGAGGACGGGGTCTGGAAAGACTGGCTGGTAGGCGACGGGCTGGCCGGGTTCTGGCGGGGTGTGTAGATCCTGCATGGCCTTACGAATACAGTAGGCAAGATACTCGGCGCCCTCTTTTTTCTTCATGGCAAGGGTTTGATTATTTAAGCCGCCTAGCATTAGTTCGACGTACCATTTACCAAAAGCGCGCACGCACTTGTAAAGAATGGCGAGTGAGGCGCAGATAAAAAACGCGCCCATAACTGGGCTATCCACTTGGAGCATCATAACAAATCCAAAGAGGATTCCAAATCCGCTAAGAAACATCCACATGACGCGGCCGAATATTCCCGTGGTATCTTCAGCGCAACGGACGCCCTGCAGGTTGGCGATGGGGTAGGTCTGGTTATAGGGCGGCCCCAGGATAATAAGCTGACGAGTGACGATGACCACACCGTCGTTGTAGTATTCGGAAGATACTTGCTGTGGCTGGTCGTCAATAGGATCAAAGGACATCCGGCTCACCCTTTAAGCCTGCTCCTAGTGCAGGCTGTAGCAACTACTTTCTTTGGCTAGCTCTTCAGCAAATCGCCGTCGGCTTCGCGGTAGCTTTTCTTAACCTCGCCCCCGCCTGCCATTGTCAGAAATTTATTTACCCTGGCGATGGCCCAAGCCGTCCGGCTGTTGGGTCTGCCACCGCCGATCTTAGGCCGGTAGCTGGTGGAGAAAGCCCCTGCGCCCCTGCGGAAAACTTTTTTCAAGGTGCCAAGGGAAGGAGCGTTTCGGGTGGGGTGGTTTTTCTTAAACTCGGCTATTTTGTTTTTTAAGGTTTGCTCGACCGCCTCGCTGATCTCGATGTCTCCTGCTTTAGATCTGGTAGAAGCTGTGCCTGCAGGATTCACGTCGCTGCCTTTCTTGCGTTCGCTGGGAGGCGCTGGCGTTTGGCTGGCCGACTTCGGCCCCGGCCTAGCCGCCATTTCACGGGCAATCCTGCGCATCTGTACCGACGCCCAGCTCTGGGCAGGATCTCCGCCCCATAGCGCCCAGGCTATCCGGCCCGCCGACGGAAAGCCTGGCTCACCAGGGTTAAAGCCCTCACCTTTTTTGTCGACTTCGTGCCGAGCTAGAAATGAGCTGATGCGGGCGATCGTTTCGTCTGGAAAATCTACGTTGTTAATGATGTCCCGCGCCCTAGCCACTCCCACCTCAGTGCCGCCACGGTTGTATTCTCGGCGCCACGCTAGACCTTTCTTAGCCTCGGCAATCATGCCGGCTGTAGGTTTAGCTAGTTCTATTTTTTCTTTTTTTTTAAGCCCGAGCGCGTTGGCAATCATTTCCAGTTCTTTGTCGCTCAAGTTAAAATCGGGTGCGTCGTCGGGCATGATAAAGGATGGGGCTGGCGCCTGCATCTCCTCGGGCACGCTGTTGGGGCCGGGCTTAACCTCGTTCGGATCGGTGATGATATCGGTAGGGGTGGTGGTATCGGTGGCAGTAGCGTCGTCCTTCGGTTCTTCTGGGATCGGATCTTCGTCTGGGGCGGCGGTGATCGGCGCGGCCGCCGGTGTGAGTGCGGCGATGAACTGCTTTTCTTTGTTCATCTGCAAGACTTGCTCTTCCCAATCGAGCCCAAGTTCTCCAAAATAATCCTGCAGGCTAGAGAGGCCAGCTTTGTAGTCTTCGCGGGCTTGCTGTGTCTCGCGCCCTGCGTCCACCGTGAGTGACTTCGGGGTCTGCCAGGATACTTTCCGATAATCTTCTGCGGGTGGCAGATCCCCGTTAGCGATCGCCCGGCCGATAAAGTACGCCCATGACCTATTGCAGAATCGATCAACGAGCAGGCGTTGGCGTTGTTCAAAACGGCGCTGTGCCTTGGCCACGATGAATCGCATCCCTGCCCCACCGACGCTAGCGGGATCGTAAACAAACTCGATCGGCAGACCTAATCCCATGGCCACGTCTCGGATTAGGAATTTTGCGAAAGGCTCAAATCCATTATTCGGCCGGTTGGGTGCGACCATCTCAATCTTTTCCCCAGGGGCGAGACGCGGGATGGTGGCGGAGCTGGTGATCTGTTCGCGGGCGATGCTGGTGTCGCCTGTGTCGACGGGTTGGATGTTACCAAAGAATCCGCCACTGTTGGCAAGGGCGTCGCCTTCGTTAGACGTGATGACGGCGGCGATCGATCCCTGCAACTTGAGCGCGTCTTTTTCAAACTCGCCCAGGAGTTTCAGATCACGTACGTGATTGAGTGCGCGGGCTAGATTAGATCCGCCACGGATCTGGTCCGGCCGTTCCATTTCCATAAGATGGATTACAAGATCGGCGTTTATCTTTCGGTAGGTATCGCCGAGCTCGAGCAGGTAGGCGGTAGGCTCGCCCATCTTGCCGAGGAAAACGCCGTCGGTAGATTCGTAGTTATCACCCTCGCAAACTCTGTGACCCTCAACGACTTGTAGTTTTCCTTTGTCGGTCATGATGACGAACACGTCGCCGTCCACGTCGATCGATCGGCTGAGTGCTAAGAGGAGATCTGTCCAAGTCATCCGGCCCGTGACTTCTGGGTTAGGCGCCACTACATCGCGCCAGTATTGCTCGGCCAGCTTGCCGAACTCTGTATCTGTCCCGCGATATTGTGGGCGCAGTCCAGGGCCGACGGAGTAGGCGGCGATTGAATCGACGGCGCCTTTAATCAACCCCACGTTTCGGTACATGTGCCGGGCAAGTTTAAGAAGTTCCGTTCGCGTCCATTCGCTTAAATCAAGCGACGAATCGCGCGCATGCGCACCGTAGATGACTGGGCGTTTGCGGGAGAATCCTGCCGCCTCGTAAGGCTGGAACGTACTGATGCCAGAGCCAAATCCTGCGCTGAAGCTTTTGATGCCTGCGCCAATCCGACGAACTAGGGAGACGTTGGCCATATTAGCTGTCGATGAGCGAACTAAAGTCCGCTGTGGTTCGGGTAAGGGTAATCCCGCCCAGGTAATCGATGGCGCTCTGAAAGAGTTCGACGCGGTCGGTGGGCTTGAGATCGATCTGGAAGCTGGCGGATTGGCCACCGGCTGAAGATCCTACCAGCGCCCTGCCGGAGGCGGCGCCTGTCATGGCGGTGCGGCGGTCCGCTGCGAGCGATACCAGGGCGGAAGCAGTCACCCCGCTGGCTTGAGCCAAGTAATCGGTGGCGACTGCCCGGATCAGACGACGGGAAAGGGCGGCCATTAAGCCACTGAAGGTGTCAACGAATCCACATCCATTGACCCCGTGGGCTTAATAATTTTACCAAACACGGCAAAGCCAGAAAGGTAGGTTTCGCAATCGTATAAATGGTCTGCCCTGCTTTTGATTCGTACCCATTCGTAAAGATCCCGCCCAGTCTTACGATTAACCCGGTGGATCTTTTTGTGGCTGGATAGGTGCTCCTTGTAGTTTGGGCTTACGTCGTGTGCCACTTCCCACCGCGGCCCCTGCCCTCGCCTTAACCATGCCAGGAGATCTTGGCAGGCCGGCGAGCTCAGAAGTAATAACATGCACCCAGCATCTGTCGGCTGCTCTGCGCTATGCACCGACTTCATGCGGCCCTTCGGAGTTTCGATCCAGTAGCACGGCCGATCCTCGCCCTTCAGCGCTTTAAATCCGTACCTTGCGCAGATTCTGTATGAATCCTGCGTTTCATATCCGCTATCCATCGCAGTGAACTTTGGCTGTACGCCCAGCTCTGTGAGCGTGTGGGCGATGTCTTCAATGGTTCGGCAATGCCCCTCCTCAATTAGTCGGCTCGATCCGTCCCTTGCAAAGGCGCGCACGACAAACCAGTAGCCATCGATCTGTCTGTCTATGGCCGCCAATTTTAAATGCTCCACTTCCCATGCCTGCTTTTTGGCAAAGGCACCCGCCGGCACGTCGACGCTCTTGTCGTCGTCGAACTGGTCTTCCCACGGCATCGCGCTCCATCCGTTGACGAATCCCTGCAACCCGTGCAGATAATGCTTTTCGGTTAGGAATTTCTTGGCGCAGTCGGCGATGGTTACGGTGGGCGACATCCAAGACGGCAATCGAAACGATCTTCGCCCTGGCTCCGCTCCCTCGTTTCCCGCCACCCACTTACCCTGCTCGATCGATGCACGCCTATCCCCTTCGGTCCATGGATAGTCGCACTTTGTGCAGTGGTAGTGGGCGGTGTCGGATACTTTCTTTAGATCCCACTTGCCGTCCTCTTGCCTCGCTTCGTCCGACCACTTCACTCGTCCAAACTCCATCGCTTGAAACTCTCCGCACTTAGCGCAAGGAACGTGGAATAATTCTTGGCTGCCCGCCATATAGTTCTGCCAAATATCGCCCGTGCTCAAAGTAGGCGTGCTGGTAAGAACGTGCTTACGGGCGGGGAAAGCTTTGGTGCGCTCAAGACAAAGGGACGCGGCCGACGACTCACGCTCTGTTGGTGGTGCAAATTTATCCAGCTCATCTAGCACGGCGATGCAAACAGGGCGGCTGCTGATGTTGGCGGGTGAGTTGGAGCCGGTGAGGGTTAGGGTGCAGGTGCTGAACTGCATTTCAAGATTGGCGAAGTCGTCGCTGTCGTAAGGGAAAAGCGCTTTAACTGGCTTACACTTTTCAAAGATGGGCACTAGCCGAGTCTTGGAATAGGAGCGCGCGAGATCCGCGTTTGGCATGACCAGAAGGGCGGGCGCCGGATCGTTCGCAATCCTGTACGCAAGCCACACCGCGAGGGTAAGCGTCTTGCCTGTTTGCGATCCCCAGCATAGCGCCACGGTATGCACGCCGGGATCGGCCAGCGCTTCTAGTACGCCCCTCACGTATGGCGTGTATGAGGTAGAGTAAAGACCTGGGCGGGCGGTGATCCTAGCGTCCAACTGGATATGCTTCTCAGCCCAATCGATAACGCTTGGCGGTGTTTCATAGTGCCACCTTGCCCTCTCGTTTTTGCGGAGCTTTGTTTGTGCCTTGGTCACAGCGCCGCCTCTACCTGTCGCATGATCTGCCCCACCTCGTTTTCCACCTCTGTCTGCACTTCGGACGCCGGCCGGTTGGCGCAGATCGGAGCCAGCCGCTTGGCCATGCCCTTGAGTAGTGGGATGAGGGCGTTATCTCGGGCGGCTAGAATCTTGTCCGCCTCGTCTATCGGCACCATTTTGCCCTCCGCTTCGTTAATGTCTGGCCGGTCGCCCTTCATCTTGCGCAACGATTCAACGACTCGGGTGTAGTCGCCAATCAGCGACGACCGCTCCGGCCCCACCGCCTGCTTCGCGGCCTCACCTAAGGTCGCCGCCAACGACTCGAGCCGATCGATCTCTCCGTCCAGACCGATCCCCTCCACCACCTTGATCGCCTTGGTGACCGCTGGGCCGGTGGCTTTTTCTAACTGCCGACGCGCCTGCCTAGCGCCCACCCCGGTGGCGGCGATTTGGGCGAGGATTGCGGTGTTTGGTCGGGTGAAGTGGTCGGATGAAGCGAGGCAAGAGGACGGCAAATGGGATCTAAAGAAAGTATCAGACACCGCCCACTACCACTGCACAAAGTGCGACTATCCATGCACCGAAGGGGATAGGCG